CAATGTGAATGGTGCGGTAGGCCTCGAAAAAGCTGGTCAGCTTGTATTGAGACGTTTTGACGACGCTTTCGCCTTGGATGAAGGCCAGTTCCACCGCGCTGGCCAGATGGTGAGAAAGCTGGCCCTCCGTCTCCAGCTTCCACCTCGCCCAGGCGTTGACATCCCGGGCGAGGTCTTCATCGACCTGCGACTGAGTGGCTGACACGGCAAAATAAGGCTGCGTGCCAAAGAGCGACTTCACTGCGCGGGCGATTTGCTGCGTGAGGATGCGCGCAGTGAGAGGGAGATGGACGTTCGTGTGTTTGTAGATCCCGCCCATGACGTGGGCGCGCCAATCCATCTGCTGATTGAAAACGAGGTGTGCCAAGTGGCGGCGGCCAAAGAAGCTGCGGCCCGATCTTGAGAGCACATCCGGACTGGTGGCGATACCACTGTCGTCGGAAAACGCATCTCTCCCCATTTCCTCTTTCAATATTCGCAGTTCTTCGCGGACGTGATTCATCAGGCGCGTTTCCTGCGTGACATCGAGCGACAACTCGGTGGGGATGATGGTGGCGACTCCTTTGGGAGAGGCAAAGGCAGCCAGGGGAGCGCGTTCTGCGAGTAGATGGGCCTGCGTGGGCATGGCTGGCAGGCAGCACGATGTTGCAAAATTGTGCAACATCGTTGTTAAACTGCCCATGGCGGACCAAATCACAGCACACAAGCTGTCCAAAGAACAGGGCGGCGGGCGCGTCGTTTTTTATGAGGTGAGACCAGGAGACACCCCGCCGGTGACGGTGAACGCAGATGAGATTGAAGATAAGAGGTGGATCTGCGTGCTTTTCCCTGAGCGGTGGGCTTGGGCTTGCAAGACGCGCGCGGCAGGACTGAAAGAGGTGCGTGGGTGCGAAACGCTGACTAACAAACTCAAGGAACTAGGAGACCGGGGCAAAAAGGGAAAGATCAAGGCTGGCGCAAAAGCAAAAGGAAAAGAGGGGGTCGCACCTACGCGCGCGCGTCGCACCAAACCGGCTGCGCCCGAAAACCCGCCTGAACCCATGCCGGATAAAGAAGAGACGCCGGCGAACAGTGAGCGCGCCCAGCGGGCTCCAATCCCGCCGGACGCGGATTTTGACGCAGCCATGGACATTCGTTTCAGCGTGGAGCGGGTGCTTGATGAACTGGATGATTTAGTCACTGCCAGCACGCCGGTTTACAACAAGGACGGCGATTACATGGGCGACAAGCCCGACTACATGACCCGCCTGGGTGCCGTGAAAACGGTGATGGCCTATCGTGAAGGGCTAGCCCGGGCGCGTGAAAAGCCGCCGCCGAAAGAGCGCAAGATTGGTTTCACCGAACTGGAGAGCATGATCATGGGCAGCCCGCAGGCCTGCACGGTCATGGAAAACTTGATCCGCAAAGCGCGCCTGCATCAGGCACAACTCAAGGCGGGCCTGGGCGCGGCCAAGGCGGACAAGAAACCCACCGCCAAACAATGAGCCGCCGCGCGCAAATGCCAGTGGTAGAGGATGAGACCCTGGCAGATGCCGCCGGGAGGTTGCTGGTGGAATCAAACCCGATTATCTGGCTGCAAAGTTACGGCCACATCCGCCTGAAAAATGGCGAGGTCGAGAAACTGACGCCGAATCCCCTCCAGGAAAAGGTTGGGGAAATCATCGGCTACATGATGGAGGAGGGGCTGCCGGTGAGAATCTTGATTTACAAGCCACGGCAAAAGGGATCGAGCACGATGTCCATGGGAGTGTTGGACTGGTGGCTCAAGAAGTTTCCAGGCAAGGGGTATCTCTGCGGCAACGAACTCTCGAATTGCCGCAACTTGTGGGACATTCTCAACCTCTACAATGCCCGGGATGCTTATGACTGGGGTTTTGGCACGGAGGTGCTGGCTGACTCTGCCAAGTATGGAAACGGGTCGAGCGCTTTTTGGGCCACGGCAAAAAATGCGGAGTCTGGAAGATCTGCCACACTGCGCGCGCTGGTCATGACAGAGATTGCCCGCTGGGCGGAGGATGAAGGCGGAGTGAGAGATGCGGGCAAGGTGTTTTCCTCGCTCATCGGCGCGGTTCCAAAGGAGCCCAACAGTTTGGTCATAGGCGAGACGACGGTGCGGGGTGGCAGCGGCGTGTTTTATGAGCAGTGGAGCCGGGCCAAGACGCTGGAGCAGGTGAGAGCGGGAGATTACGAGTGGGGGGATTTTGTGAAGGTATTCATGCCGTGGCATGTCTTTTCAGACTCCGTTTTGCCAGTCACTGAAGAAGAAGAGGCGGGCATCCTCAATGGCCTGAGCGCCCTCAATGACGAGGAGCGCAATCGTGAGCAGGAACTCTTGCGGCGCTACCGACTGACGGCGGGACACATCAAGTATTGGCGGCTGCGACTGAAGGAGTGCGATTACGATCCCGAGGAGCGGGACAGGGAGGAGCCGACCACGGAAGAGAGCGGGTTTTTTGCGGCGCAACCGAGTTATTTCAGCAAGGGCAAATTGCGCACCATGCGCCGGGAGGCGGACGAAGTGCAGACGCGCATCCAGCGCGGTATTCTCGACTGGGCAAAGGACAAGCAGAGCGTGGCTTGGACGTCCGCCCCGGAGGAAGAACGCCCGCTTTGGCTGCTGCATGAGCGTCCGATCGAAGGGCGACGGTATGTCATCGGCGTGGACAACAGCCGCGGCGTCGAAGTGGACAAGGGTAAGACAGACTGCCATGCGCCGGTGGTGCTACGCGCGGGCTACGTGTGCAAAGAAACCGCCGCCTGGGTGCCGCCGGCGGTGGTGGCTACCATGCGGGCCGAGGTCCGGGTTGAGATCGACATCCTAGCGGATGAAGTGGCAAAGGCGGCCAAATGGTATGGAGATTGCCTTGTAATACCGGAACGCAACAACGACGGTGGCCTCATCAAGTTCCTGAGAGACTTGGGAGTGAACGTCTTCGAGCAATTGCGCCCAGCGACGGACAAGGAAGACCAAAAAGGAACAGGCAAGTTTGGAATCTGGACGGCGGACGACGGGCAGGGCAGGGGGATACGCTCAGAGATGCTGGCAGAACTGCGGCGAGCCATTCGCCAGCGCGACATCGATGGCGAGGGTATTTTCATTCCTTTCCTGCACATCCTCGACGAACTGGAGACTTTCATTGTGAACCCCTCCAGTGGCAAGGCTGAGGCCATGCCCAAGAAGTACGACGACTTTGTCATGGCACTGGCTTTTGCCTTTTATCTGCGGGAGAAAGGCACGGTGAAACGCAGTCACGAACTGCCGGTGCGACTGCCGCGTGATGTCATGGTGATGCTCCAGCACCAACAGCAGATGTTGCGGCGCCCTGGAGGTGGCGCGCACGAGATTTGAAAAAGAAGTTGCGCAAATTTACGCGAACGCGCTGAGGTTTCCCATGGAAGCGGATACCTCCCTTCAAGACCCAAACGCCCAAACTCCTGCGGATGTCTCCCAGGTGGCTGGCACCACGACGGCTTCAGTCTCCACGGCTGAAGACAGCGGAAATCCCGCTGCAAACCCCACTTCAACCCCACCATCCGTCACACCGGCGGCTGACGGGACCGGGGCAGGCACGGGAGAGAGTGTAGTCGAAGAGGACTACGAGACCAGGCTGCAAAAGTGGAAGGAAGCCCGCCAGGCACCGCCCTCCGCACCTGCAACACCCCCTGTTGAGACGCCACCCCCGGCGGCGCAAACGCCGCCCGAAGCGGAAAAACCTCGACTGCCAGCGATCAAGGTCCGGCCGCAAAGCCGGGAAACCTTCGATGCGCTGGATGAGTTCAAGCGGTATCAGGAAGGGGGCGGCAAACTGGATCTGAAAAGCTGGGCGGTATCCACGGCTCCAGCACCACCGCCTCAGGCACAGACTCCGGCTCCGACTCAAGTCGAACCCGTGCAAGTCACGCATGAACCGGAGACTCCGGTTCAGCCATTGACCTCTGTGCAGATTCAGGCTCGGCTGGATGAACTGGCGGCAGAAGCCAAGGAAGCGTCGCAGGCTTGGGCCATGGATCGGCTGGGAGAAATCACCGCCGAATCCGCGAAACTCGCGGCAGAAATGGCCCGTGCTTTGCACCGAGAGGAGCGCGAGCAAGAAGCCGCCACCGTTGCGCAGGAGCAGCAAATGAGCGCCTTCGATGCGGAGGTGAACGGATACACTGCCCAGCTTCTTGAGGACTACGGCCAGGACGTGCAAGACGGAAACTCCGCTTTGTCACGCAAGGCGGCGGAAATCCTGCACAACATGGAAGTCGCCGGACGTCCTGAGGCCAGCCTTCCGGTGGGCACGCTGATCATTTACCAGCAGGCGGCGGCAGAATTGGGCATACCCCGCAGGGTTGCTGGCGCGCCTCCGCGCCCGGCGCAAACTCCTCAGACACACACACTCTCTCCTGTGCCGGTCACGGCACCCTCAAGCATCATCGCCGGCGGAGACGGGCGGACACAAACCGCCACCCGCTCAGCACTGCCGAAAGTCACCAGCGCCAACGTGGAAGAACTGACTCGCCAATACTTGGAAAGAGCCGGTTACGTCCCTCATTGACGCCTGAACCGCAGGGTTTGGCGGGGGCAAAACCCCCACCCAACTCATTATGTTCCCCAATGCTCAAGACATTCCCGCCAATCTGCGGGCTCAAGACGCGGCCCTGGAGGCCGAACTCTGGGAGGCAGGCGCCCGGAAGTATGAAGACACGATGGACATCTGGACCGCCATGGAAGGCGGACAGGATGCCGTCATTGAAACCGTGACGCGCACCTCTGCGGGTCAAGGCCACAAAATCACGTTCCGCCAGGAATCTGGATTCCACGGTGAAGGCCTTGTCGAAGACGAGGACTTCGAGGATGACGACGATTACGAGGAGCATCTGATGAGTTCGGACTCGTTGCGCGTCGGTCTCCTGCGCAACGGCACTCAAAGCTGGTTCCTGACCGCCCACGAACTGGGCATGGGGCAGGAACTTGAATCCGGCCTCAACACCAAGCTGGGCGAGTGGCTTGGCCGTGAAAAAGGCTGGCAAATGTCCATGGCGCTGATCCACAAAATCCGCCAGGAAAACCATTGGTCCGTGGATGCCCTTGGCATTGATTCCCTCAGGGATGCGACCGCCATGCTGCGCCCTCTGGGTGGTTCCCCTGCCAGGATTCACAAAGATCCGAACGGCAATGACATCTGGGGCATGGTGTTTGTCACCACGACTGAAGGCGTGGCGGTGCTGAAGGCCGACCCTGAGTATGCCGACCTCGTGAAGTCGGCCCACGTCCAAAGTGGCAGCAATCCGCTTTTCACTGGTGACACGGTCATGCTCGACGGCAACGTCATCAAGCACTGGGATGTGAAGGATCACGACGGCGAAGGCCCGGTTGGTTCACCTCTCAACCCCAAGGCTTACCTTGGAGTCGCCATTGCCGCCGGCACCGGTGCGCTGGAGATCAAGGGAGGCGGCGCGGGTGCCACGGTGGCGGACAAGACGAAGAACAAGTTCTTCCGTTATTTCCCTGCCTACAACTTCCGCTTTGTCGGCGGTGGCAGTGTGGCGGTGGACGCGGTCAGTCATGGACTGCACCTGAACGGTTCTGACAAACGGTTCTATGTCACCATCGTGAACCCGAAAAACGCTACCGTGGACGCTGGCAAGTGGGCCATTTACGAATGCTCCACCAACGACGGCAACAAGATCACCGTCACCAAGCGACTCGGGGCTTCCATTGGCGGCATTGCTCATACCACCGTCGGCGGAGTGACTTGGAGCGGCACCGTGAACAGCGCCGACCACCCTCAAGGTTCCCTGGTTTACTGGTCCGACGAAGCCGGTGTGCCGCTGGGGCGCACCATCGGGCTGGGCAAAGGAGCCGCGCGCCGCGGTTACGGGATGTTCCGCAGCAAGCGCTTCATGCAGCCGGTGCAAGGCGGCATGAAGAAGGAGCTCTACATCGCCAGCATCTTCGGCCAAGCCCCGCGCGTGGACCGCATGAAGCGCAACCCGGCGGTGCTCGTGCTCACTCACCCCATCAAGTATCCCGGCTGGAATCACCCGACTCCATAACCTGGGTCAATCATCATTCACCATGCCGGGGGTCGTGAGGCCCCCGGCTTTTTCCTGAAAACCTATGAAACTCATCATCCACCTCCCGCCCCAAGATAGTTACGCACCCCCCGTCATCACGCGCGGGAAGATCACTTTTGAGCGCAGTGCCGCTCATGGCGGACTGCATGTGTTGGAAGGGCGAGAGATGGATGCTGAGGAGTTCAACCGTCGCGTTGAGTCCATCCTGCGCCCGAAGTTTGATTATCCGTGGAAATTGAAACCTCTCGTCAAAGTCCTTGACGCTGATCCTCCCGCCCCCGCGCCGGCGGATTCGGAATCCGGCCCCGGATATGAGGAAATGTCGCCAGAACAGGAGGACATGATCCTTGCAGCCGCTGAGACCATTTTGCAAAAGCGCAAAGGCGCGCCAGTGCCGGAGGATTCCACTTCTGATCCTGCGGCGGAAACACCTTCCGCGCCCCCTGTTAAGAAGGGCGGCCGTCCGCGCAAAGACAAGTAACGAATGCGCAACACCCTCTCCAAAAAGAATGACGCTTGGGCCGCCGAAATGCGCGCGGCTCAAACGTCTGCCTTGCCCACGGCCATCCGTTCGGGCAATGGCGTGTTTTTGTTAGCGGGATCGGCAGATGAGGAACTGCTCGATGCTGATCCCGCCCCCGGCATTCAGGCCCGGTGGATTGGCAACGCGAAAAAGGGCAACGTCATGGGCAAGGTGGTGGACAGGCAAATGTCAGAACCGACCATCACCGTGCCTCTGGCCGGGTCTGCGGTGAAGACGCAAGGCACCTTTGCCGGGCCGTCTGGCGGTCCCTTTTCCATCTGCCATCTGTCCGGGAACAAGTTCTGGATTGAGGGTGGCACGCTCACGTTTGACAGGCTGGTAGGATACCAGGACGACGACGACGAAACCCCCATCTTCGAAACGACGACCTACGAAATTGAATCGAAGTCGATCTTTGTCGATCAACGGAAAACCACCCTGATAGGGTTTCGCTGCCGCTATGCCAAGCGGAGTGAGGGCGACTGGGATCTTGAGATCGAGCTCACTACCAAGACGATTGACGCGCGGGAGACCGTCACCACTGGTCCCGTAGCAGGAATGCGTATCGCTTTCAATGGGTCGCCCATCGTCACGACCAGCTACACCCCGATTGGTGACGAGTTTTTGCCGTGGATCGCCCTTCACACCACGCCGAGGCATTTGGATTGGAAGCAATCCGTCGGCATCCTTCCAACCGTGTTTCTCAGCCCCTCACATGGTTTCAGCTGGTGGTCATGAATCCGCTTCACACACAGCACCGACAAGACTTGGAGCGCGTGGGCCGTGTGGCCTCGGGCCAGGGGAATGCTGTGTTGGGTGAGGAAATCGCCATTGATCTTTCGGACGCGTGTGGGGTGCGGAGGTCGGTGGAAGGCAAGAAAAAGCTCTGGGTGCATCCCGTCGTGGTCGGAAGCGGTGTTCTCGCGGGTGCCGAATTGATCATGCCGTCGCTGGATTGCTACGTGGCGGTGTGGTGTGACGTTGCGTTTGAAACGGGAGTCGGCACCGACGGAATCGAGTTCAACAACGGCGGCATCACGCTAACCGCAACGTGGGCCTGCGTGCCCGTCGAAGAATACGATTATGCGAACGACGTCATTGTTCCTGCTGGCGCGGACATCATCACAAGCCAAGGGGATTTCGCCCGCTACCGCGCCAGTTTCGGCGTCGTCATGGCTGAGACTCGGGCCATTGACTCATTGAATTACCGCTTTGTCCAGCGTGGCACCGACACGGTCATCCCTGACATTTTTCTGCCCTACTTCTTTCAGACTTTGATTCCGGACTTCTCCGCCACTCCACCCCTAGCTCTATTCTGATATGCTCACTGACTTTACCGAACTCAAGATTCTCGATGCAGTGTTTGGCCGGCGCGCGTGGAGCGGCAAGCCTGGCACGTTGTTTCTCGCCGCCATGACAGCGCCACCCTCGGACGAAGGCGGGGGCACCTCAGTCACAGGCAACGGCCACGCGCGCGTGGGTATTGTGTGCACGGGGGCAAACTGGACCTGGAGCAACGGCAAGCTCGAAAACGCCAACAACATCACGTTTGCCGTGGCCACTGCGGATTGGGGGCTTATCACTACGATTGGCATCTACAACCAAGCGACCGGAGGAACGCTCGTCGCCTATTTGACGCTGCCCAACCCGATTGAGATCACTCAATACCAAACTCTGAAACTCGACGCGGGGCTTTTGAAGTTCAGCCTAACAGGAAGCATTCAGCCAGTCATGGCCAAGGCCATTTTGGAGTATTTGTTTGCTGGCGTGCCTCTTCCAGCCCTTCCCAATTTCTATGTGGCGCTTGGGACCGGCATTGGGGGAGACCACATCACAGGTGAAGTGGAGGTCTATGGGTATGAGCGGAAGAAGATTGCCAATTCCCAAGGCAACTGGCCAGCGGCTTCGGCTGGTAGCAAGTTCATTTCCGGCATTCATACCTTTCTCCCAGCAGTAGCGGACTACGGCACCATCAGCCACTTTGCTCTGTATGATGAGCCCTGCCTGTTGAAGGGAGTCAGTTTGGACATTGCCACGGAGCGTATCACGCTCGGCTCTGCGCATGGGCTCGCAGTGAATGACTGTCTGTTTGTGTCGGGTTCCTCGGCTCCCGTTGCATCTGGCTTCGTGAACAATGACATCGCGTTTGTTAAAACGGTGCCCACTTCTACCGCCATCACGCTTTCTGCCACGGCTGGGGGCTCCCAGTTCAACTTTACTGGGGCGGGGGCGAACATCCGGCTTTGGCGCATGGCGGCGACCGTCATCACGCCTACGGGCGGCGTGGTGGATGATACGAACGATTGGGTGCCTGCACCTGCTCACGGACTGGTGCAAGGGGATCGGGTTTTGGCGAAAGCCTCGGTCTATCCCACGAATATCCCTGCGGGCACTTTGTTCAGGGTTGTGAATCCAACGGAAGACACGTTCCAACTTTCACTGGAAGAGGACGGCGTGCCGATTAATCCAGGATCGACTGGAACCGCTGTCACGTTCCGGAAGGTGCTTCGGGGCACGATGCTTTATTACACTCAGGCGCAGAATGCCATTCCCGTCGGAACCGGCGATGAACCGGAACTCTCCAGCGGATCTTTGGAAATCAATTTGGACTAACCCATGCCAGGTATCCTCCAATTTTCGGGCTATGTGGGCATCCTCTCCTTGGTGGAGGCGGAAGCTACCGCCGCGCTCGGTCCGATTTTGGTAGGCTATGTTGGAGTGCGTTCTGATGGTGAGGCGGTGGCGCGGGCGGCGACTAACCTTTTACAGGGTCAGGCTCTTATTGAATCCCGCTTTGATGTGACACTCTCTCGGCGGCTGCCTTTTCAGGCGGCCATTGTTTTGAGGACAGACTTTGAAGCCCTGATCTACACCTCCTTGATTACCCTCACGTTGGAGGGGGAATCGGTTCTCACGATCAAAGGGACGCTCATGTGTCGGCAGCATGGAATGATGCTGAACCGGATCGCCACCCAGGTTTACAACCTTTGGGGTATCGAGGTCAAAACCGCCACGGGCATCACCTTTGCGCGGGCGCGCGTCATCGAGATCATCAACACGGCTATGCAAATCGTCTATTCAGCGGCCAAGGCGGTGGATTACTTTGCCCGCGCTACCGACACGCTCACCTTCACGGCGGCCTCTTCGTCCATGCCATTGCCTGCCGGCGTCCAGCATCTTCTCGGGCCGGTCCGGTTTGCTGATTCGAAGCTGCCACTCGCCCCGTTGGACACGATCAACGACTTCCACTCCTACGCAGAGATTTATGGGGTAGAGGCCAATTCACCAAGGGTCTATTTCCTCCAGCGTGCGAACATCGCAGGCCAGGACAACGCCGGGCTCACGCTCCACATTGCCCCCGCCCCCACGGAAGACACGGGCTTTGAGTTTGAGTATTCCATGCAGGCCCCGCGCTATACGGAGTCCGACCTGCTCGTCAACGCGCGGGTCCCCATGCCTCACGCCTACGTCGAGTCGCTTTTGCTGCCCATCGTCAAAAAGATCGCTTCTGGAGACTCCCAGTTTCGGCGGGATGATCTGCGCGCCTCCATCGACACGGATTACAACCGCGCGCGGCTCATGTTGGGCATTGTCGATCCTGAGCCCGCGCCCACGGCCCGCAACAAACCCCGAAACCAGGAGGAAGCCAAGGTATGACGTCCAAACAGCTCGCTCACCACGTCCTGAAGTCTATCACCGGCTACGACTTGGCTACGGCCAGTCTCGACGCGCAACAGGAACTCCTGGATGCGCTGAATCTCCGGCTGGCCGACTGGCTTATGATCTTGCCGGAAGATCGGCGGGTCTCGCCTTTCGGCGCCACGGTGCGCGCGCCGCTTTCGCAGCCCATCCAGGTGGTGGCAGGTGCCAAGGGTTTCGCCTACCTGAACGCGCCGCCTTACCCTGCCGGCGGCTATGCCTCGGAGTCTGCGGCGCTTGGGGCCACGGTGGTGGTGAATGGAGACAGCGCGGCGAACATGCTGCGCGCCCCGGGAGAGCTTTTGCACCCCTACACAGGAGCGACGGGAGACGAGAACATGCTCATTTACGGGGATGCCGTGCATCTGCCGGCGGACGCCTGGCAGGTGGTGGGAGACGTGTGGCTGGCTCCGGAAAAGCGGACACGCCTCCGCTATAATCCCGCGCGGATGGATGACTCCAAGTCACCGCTGACTTTTGGAGCCGTGGACGGTGTGCCACTGGCAGAACCCGAGGAGTGGTGGACGGAACCTCTTCAAACCCTGGAGACAGCGGAGTCACGTCAGCTCGTGCTGCGGGTCTGGCCGCTGCCGCCGTCGCGGTTTTCTCTTCACCTCACTTTGGCCAGGTTTCCGCAGGCCTTGAGCATGGAGGATCTGTTTGAGGCGCGCTCCCTGCCGTTTCACGATCTGGAGGCCTCCCTGTTCACCTCCGCCTGTCGTGGCACCTTTGCCGGTGCCACCAGCTTTTTGAAGGAAGGCATCAGCGTCTCTGCCCTGGCAAGCACGGGTGAAGCCGCCTTCCGCCGCATGGAGAGCATGATGCGCCCTGCGGACAATCAACCCCTCATTCTCGGAACGCCTGCGGGCTGGTAAACCACCATGGGACTCCCTATCTCAGAACTCTCCACCGCCCTCGCGCAAATCGCGCGCGGGATCGCTGCTGCCAAGACGGCTTTGTTTGATCAAGACGAACTGACCATGAACGTGGACAAGGTCGATGTCTCGGTGACACTGGTTTACCGGGAGGGTGGCCTGGAACTGGAGCAAATAACCACCACTCCCGCGCGCATCAGCGAGTCCAAAGACACCCAGCGCCAGGTGGCTGGGCCTTCCAGCAGCGTCACCTCGGAAAGCGGCAACCAGATCGCCAACGATTCGAGCACGGAAACCACGGACCAAACCCAACAATACGGTCGGGAAACCATCAACCGCACCGAACACAAGGACTGAACCATGGCCGGCGTCACCGAACAAACCCAACAGCAGCGCGGCCAAGATCGCAGTCTTGGCCAGGGGAGCAACCAGTCCACGCGCTCTCAGTCCTCCAGTTCGCGCGCATCGCGCTCGGAGTCGGGGCAGGAAACCATTTCCGAATCGGCCCGCAGTTCCATGGAGGGCGGGTTTGAGCAGATCTCCACCACGAAGCAGCACGCTGAAATCACCATCTCTTTCTCCATGGAGCTGACCGGCATGGTGCCGGGCCGCCAATACAAAGTCTGAACCCCATCATGCCCGCCGTCACCGTCTCCACCACGCCCGTGTCGCTCTTTGCGGCCAAGGGGCCGTCACGCCGTAGCTGGGTCACCATCCAGGCGCCGGCGGGCAGCCGGGTATGGGTAGGCACGGCGGCGGACATTGAGCCGGGCGGCTGTCTGCTGCTGGACCCCTCAGATGAATTCGCGTGCACCATGTTCATTGGCGGACGTCCTGCGGAACAGGAATGGTTTGCCGTGACGGAAAGCGGCAGCGTGGAAGTGGCTGTCATCGAGGGAGCGGGCGGCGGCGTCCGGGAGAACTCCATGATTTCCATCACCCGAGAGCCCGTCGTGGAGGGCGCTTCCGTGCCTATCGATGTCCTGCGATACGAGATTGACGAAGCCGAAACCGTCGTCCGCTTCAAAACCCTGGACGGCACCATCTTTGCCGAAACCCCCTACATCATCCCCACCGAAGAATGAAAACTCTGACCGCTTTTTTCATCCATCTCATCACACTGTCCACCCTGGCCCAGGTGCCGGCG